TGTTTGGATCTACAAAAAATAGAAAACCAAATAAGTGATAAAGAAACAGAGCTTAAAGATTTAAAACAACAGGCAGACAAAATTTCTTCAGAGATAATACCCGAGCTCTTAGCAGAGCAAGGATTAGCATCTTTGAAATTAGCTGACGGTTCAGGTGTAGAGGTTAAAAAAACTTACAGCTGTACTGTAAAAAAAGACTCAGTCGAATCAGCTTATAACTGGCTTCGTGAAAACCAACTGGGTGACCTTATTAAAAATGAGGTTGCTGTACAGTTTGGGAAGGGCGAAGATAACAAGGCTGAGCAATTGCTTATCCTTGCCGCTAATGAAGGCTATGAGCCTACCCAAAAACAAAAGGTAGAACCCATGACTTTGAAAGCGCTATTCCGGGAGCGTGTTGAGGCCGGCCTCAATATGCCCTCGGAGTTCTTTCACACTTTTGTGAAAGATCAAACTAAGATCAGCCGGAAATCATGAATCATAAAACAAGGAGAATAAAAACATGACACAAGAAAAAGCAATCAAGAAAAAAGAAAACACAAGCGTAGCTCTAGCAGGTATGTTTGAAGAAGACGCTAATACAGGATTAGATAATATGAGTCAAGATGATATGGCTCTACCTTTCCTAAGAATATTAGCACAACTATCCCCGCAAGTTAATAAACGGGACGCCCAATATGTCGAAGGTGCAGAAGCCGGTATGATATTTAATACCGTGACTAAGAAGGTGTATGATGGTGAAAAAGGTCTTAATATAATTCCATGTTATTACAAGCGGGAATATATTGAGTGGACGGATAGAGGTGAGGGCTCAAGTGCTCCTGTCGCAATCCATTCAAAAGATAGCAGTATCATAAGTGAAGCAAAGAGAGATGCTAGTTGGAAGGATAGATTACCTAATGGTAACTATTTAGAAAACACCGCATCTTATTTTGTATTAACAGAAGATATGCAAACAGCTTTGATTTCTATGAAGTCGACTCAACTAAAAGTTAGTCGTAATTGGAATTCAATGATGAATAGTATTACACTGACAGGTAAGAGTGGTTTATTTACACCTCCTTCTTACAGTCACGTGTATAACCTTAAATCAGTACAACAATCGAATGACAAGGGAACTTGGTTTGGTTGGTCTATTGACAAAGTTGGTCCGGTATCCGATACAAATATATACCAGGCCGCTAAAAGTTTTGCTGAAAGTGTTTCTAAAGGAGACGTTAAAGCAAAGCATAATGAAGAGGGTAAGGCTTCGAAAGAGAGAGACGAAGCAGTACCATTTTAATTATGGATTGGTACCGAGCTACTTCCCCCCAGCTCGGTACCGTATAGGGAGGATATCACATGACGACAAATAGAACAAGTTACCACAAGCAATACTATCGACAGCAGGTAATTAGAAGCCAGCGTAATACCATAAAAAATCTAAGGGATGATAAGAAAAAATTTATGGGTAGCCCAGAGGGCATTGCATACAAGAAACGATTATTAAAAGAGTCTGGTTATCAAGAGGCTTATAGAGAGAAGAATAAAGAAAAAATAAAACAATATCAGAAAGAGTATCATATAGAGTATGCAAAATTTTAGAAAGATTTTTGAAGGCAATAATAGTGCTTATGGTCAGTTAATTTTAACTGGTGAAACCAGTGAAAAAGGTAAAGCTATAGGTAAAGCTTTTATTAAACGTGAAGTTATACCTGATAAGCTATGGCAAGATCACCTAGATGGTAAGGATCCTGCTTTGGGGGTAATACCTATTAACGAGCAGAATATGTGTCGTTGGGGTTGTATAGATGTAGATGAATATATAGGACTAAAACATGAATCTATTATTAAAGATATTAAAAAACTAAACTTTCCTTTGATGACTTTTAGATCTAAGTCCGGTGGAGCGCATTTATTTTTATTTACCTCAGAATTTATTATGGCATCATTGATGCAAGCAAAATTAAAAATGATGTCGCAGGCATTAGGATTTGAAGGTTCTGAAATATTTCCAAAGCAAACTGAGATATTAGTAGAACGTGGTGACACTGGAAACTTTTTAAATTTACCTTATCATGGGAATATTAAAGGTATGAGATATGCTTTTAATGAGGATGGTTCGGCTGCTACTTTAGAAGAGTTTTTTGAAATGTACTTAGACAAAGCACAAACTAAAGAACAGGTGGAGTCTATTGTTATAAAAGAAAAGACTGCTAAGAAAGAAGCTTTTAAAGATGGACCACCTTGTTTAAATAAATTAGCTGACGAAGGTTTTGGTGACGGCTCACGTAATAATGGTTTATTTAATGTAGCTATATATCATAAACAAGCTAACCCAGATACTTGGGAAGATGAGGTATATAAATCTAATAATGAATACATGGAACCACCATTAGGCTTTGTGGAAGTTAAGGCACTCTTAGCATCAATCGGGAAACGTGGTTATGATAAATATAGATGTAAAGATCAACCTATTTGTGATGTATGTAATGCTGGGAAATGCAGAACTAAAAGATTTGGGGTTGGCTTTGAAGAAGAACAAATGCCGGAACTTGGTCAGCTAACAAAAATTAATTCTAATCCTACACAGTACTTTTTAGATATTGGTGGTAGTAGAGTTGAGCTTAATAAAGAACAATTACATAACCCTAATTTGTTTTCTATTGAAGCTATGGATAAAGGTGCTGTTGTTGTACCTATACCTAAAGCTAAAGATTGGAGACAAATATATTTAAAACCTTTAATAACGGGACAACAAGTAATAGAACCATTAGAATCTTTAAATCCAGTTAATCAATTGGAACATTTACTTTATCAATTTACAGTACATAGATCTCAAGCAAGAAGAAAAGAAGATATAATGAATAAATCTGCTTGGACCGATGAAGGTTTTACTTATTTTAAAATGGAAGATTTCTATAGTTTCTCTAAAAGAAATAATTGGGAGATGGATAAAGTTAAAACATATAACTTATTACAACAGCACGAGTTATATGTAAAAGAAGTTCGCATGCAAGTTCAAGATGAAACACCTCGACTTGTAAAAATAAAAGCTATAAAAAAGCATGATATTGAAGCTAGTACTATTCCTTATGATGAGGTTCCTTTTTAATGAAAACCATTATCTTAGGGCCACCAGGTACCGGTAAAACTACTGAGTTATTAAATTTAGTAGATAAGGAATTAAAAAAGGGAGTTGATCCAACCAGGATAGGTTATTTTTCTTTTACTAAAAAGGCAGCTACTGAGGCTGCAACACGCGCCGCGGAAAAATTTAAGCTTGATGTTAAAAGAGACTTATACAACTTTAGTACTTTGCACTCTTTAGCTTTTAGAGTTTTACAACTATCTAGAAATAAAGTAATGCAAGAAGAGGACTATAAAGATTTTGGTAAAAAGTGTGGTTTTCCAATTACAATTAAAAAAGTTATTTTTGATAATAGCAATGGTTTGTTTAATTCTGATAATGAATATTTAGAGGTTATAGATAAGGCTAGAGCATCTATGGTAGATTTAATGGATCTATATGATAAGCATCAACATTATCTTGATATAGAAAGAGATACACTTTATCTTGTTGATAGAGAACTAACCAGATACAAAAAAGAGAAAGGTTTAATTGATTATGGAGATATGTTACAAGGTTTTGTGGACTCAGATCTCGCTCCATCATTTGATATCCTCTTCATTGATGAGGCCCAAGATTTATCTGCTTTACAATGGCAAATGGTCAAAACCTTATGGGAACGATCTAATGACACTTATATTGCGGGAGATGATGATCAGGCTATATACACCTGGGCCGGAGCTGATGTGGGTACTTTCCTCGCGCTCAGGGACGAGGTTGACAGTATCCGCGTTTTAGATCAATCATATCGTATACCTGGTGGAGAAATACATCAGTTAGCTATGGAAATTAATTCTAGAATTAAAGATAGATATGAAAAAGTATATAAGCCAAGAGATGAAAGGGGTTCTTTAACCAGGTATCTTGATGTAGAACAGGTAAATTTATCTAAAGGTGAATGGTTAGTGCTGGCTTCAGCCGCTTATATGTTAGAAGAAACTAAAGAACATTTAGAAAGTAATGGTTGGTATTATCAGCATAGAGGTCGTAGTTCCGTACCACTAGATTTACTTCAAGCTATTGAAAATTGGGAATTATGGCGTAAAAATAGGACAATGAGTGTAGAGAATATAATTAAAATATACTCTTACTTAGGCGACAATGTTGCTAAGGGATATAGAAAAGGTAAAACTCTTAGCATCGAGCAAAACTGGTATACTATTGATGAAATGCACACACACGGTCTACTAGTTAAGTCTGATTGGTGGGACGCTTTTCAAGGCTTAGATAATTATAGAATAGATTATATTCGTAGGATGAGAGCTAATGGTGAAAAGTTATCTAAAATACCTAGAATTAAATTATCAACAATACATGCTGCAAAAGGTGGAGAAGCAAATAAAGTTTTATTATTTCCTGATATTAGTAGGGCAGCTGTTTTAGCTAATGATAAAGATCCTGATGGATTACATAGATTATTTTATGTAGCAGTAACTAGAGCGAAGAAAGAATTACATATAATGGAGCCAAGAAATTATGAAAGAGCATATCTATTATGATAAATAAAGAAAAGAAAGCTGCCTACAATAAGGCATACAATAAAATTTGGTACCAAAAAAATAGAGAACGGAAAGCTGCGACAGGTAAAATTTGGCACCAAGAAAATAAGGAAAAAGTATCTGCGAGAAATAAAATTTACCAACAAGAAAATAAAGAAAAAATAGCTGCACGAGAGAAAGTTTATTACCAAGAAAATAAAGAAAAAATATGTGCGAGAAATAAAGTTTACCGCCAAGAAAATAAAGAAAAAATAGCTGCGACAAAGAAAGTTTACCAACAAGAAAGATTAAAAAATGATCCTGATTTTAAAATGAGTCAGAATATTAGACGTCGTCTTAGATTTGCATTAAAAGGCAATTCTAAAGCTGCACCAACTATGGAAATCATAGGGTGCACTATTGAAGAACTTTGGTTGCATTTAGAAAGTAAGTTTGAACCAGGAATGACTAGAGAAAATAATGGTAAATTTGGATGGCATATTGATCACAAGAAACCTTGTTGTGCTTTTGATCTTTCAGATCTAGAACAACAAAAAATTTGTTTTCATTACAGTAATTTACAGCCTTTATGGGCAAAAGATAATTTAGAAAAAGGAGGAAAGTATAATGAAGAATAAATTTGGCATACCCGGATTCACTAAAGAAGGTTATTTTAAAAAACTAGTAGAGGAAGGTGTCGTTAGAGACGACGTAACCTTAGGTGACTTAAAAAAATTTGATGCAGTGGATTATCCAGCACACTACAACCAAGGTGGAGTACAATGTATCGATGCTATTGCTTCTATGCAAGGCGACGGTTTTAAATATTATCTACAAGGTAGTGCGGTTAAATATATTTGGCGGCACGAACATAAAGGCAAACCTATTGAGGATCTAGATAAAGCTATTTGGTTCTTGAATAAACTGAAAGACACATATGAAAAAATTTAAACCTTTACAAAAACCACTTTTTACACCACCGGTGGACTGGGATGTGCCTAGTGATTGGCCTGATTTATCTGCACATAAAGAAATAGCAATCGATCTCGAGACCTGCGATCCTAATTTAAAAACTATGGGTTCGGGTTCAGTCAGGGATGATGGTTTTGTTGTAGGTTTTGCTATAGCTGTTGAAGGTTGGGCTGGGTATTATCCAATAGCTCATGAAGGAGGCAACAATTTAGATAAGCGTATGGTGCTAGAGTATGTACAGGGAATTTTAAACTTACCTGCTGATAAAATATTTCACAATGCGATGTATGATGTATCTTGGTTAAGGTCTATGGATTTTAATATTAATGGTCGTATTATAGATACGATGATTGCTGCATCCCTCGTTGATGAAAACCGATGGGGTTTTACTTTAGATGGTTTATCTAAACAATATGTCGGGTTAGGTAAAAATGAAGCTTTATTAAAAGAAGCAGCTGCTGCATATCAAATTGATCCAAAAGCTGAGATGTGGCGCTTACCAAGTTTATATGTAGGTGAATATGCTGAACAAGATGCTAAAGCAACTTTATACTTATGGCAGTCAATGAAAAAAGAATTAACTGATCAGGATTTATGGGCTGTATTTAATATGGAGTTAGATCTATTTCCTTGTTTGGTTGATATGAAATTTAAAGGTGTGAGAGTTGATCTTGAAAAAGCCGCTAAAACTAGAGTGTCCCTTGAAGCTACTGAAAAACAAATTAGAAAAGAAATGATAGACTTAGTTAATTTTGATATGGAGATTTGGTCCGCAGCAAGTATTGCTAAAGGTTTTGATAAACTTAACATACCTTACGATCAAACTGAAAAAGGTAAGCCTTCTTTTACTAAAGGGTTTTTATCTAACAGTCCACATCCATTAGCACAGATGGTAGTTAATTGTCGTGAGATTAATAAGCTTAATACTACCTTTATAGAAACACTACTTAAGCATAGTCACAAAGGTAGAATCCATAGTGACATAAATCAGATCCGGTCGGACGATGGGGGGACTGTAACCGGTCGTTTTAGTTATAGTAACCCCAACCTACAACAGATCCCAGCACGACATAAACTACTGGGTCCTTTAATTAGGCGTTTATTTATACCGGAAGAAGGTTGCCAGTGGGGTTGTTTTGATTACTCACAGCAAGAGCCTCGTATATTAGTTCACTATGCACAATTACAACGTATGGAAGGTGCACAATCTATTGTGGATCAATATAAAAAAGGTGAAGCTGATTTTCATCAGATGATCGCGGACATGGCTGGCATTGAACGTAAACAAGCCAAAACAATTAATCTTGGTATTATGTATGGCATGGGTAAAAATAAACTTATGGCGCAACTTGGGTTACAGGTGGAACAGGCTGAAGAATTATTAAAAAGATACCACCAGAATGCACCGTTTGTTAAAATGATGACTGATGCCGTGACTCGTCGTGCTGAAAGTAGTGGTAAGATTAGAACTGTTGGTGGTAGATTATCACACTTTGATATGTGGGAGCCACATGGATATGGGATTAAGAAACCATTAAATCATACACAAGCACTCGCGGAACACGGACCGGGGATTAAAAGAGCTTTTACTTATAAAGCTTTAAACAAATTAATTCAAGGTAGTGCCGCTGATATGACTAAGAAAGCTATGGTAGATTTATATAAAGAAGGCATAGTAGGTCACATTCAAGTACATGATGAACTGGATATTTCAGTTGAATCACCAGAGCAAGCTAAAAAAATTATAGAAATAATGGAGAGCTCTGTCACTTTAGAAGTACCTAACAAAGTAGATTACGAGGTAGGCACCTCATGGGGAGATATTGCTTAATAAATACCAAGGTTAATCTAAAGGAAACAGGATGCCAATTGAGAAAGGAAAAAGGTTATGAATAAACCTATTAAAACAATTGACATCCCTTGAAGGTGAGAAGATATATTTACTATATTTTAAAATAAGCTCTTGTCAAATGAAATAAATATATTATATAATATTATATAATAACGTAACAAAGAAAGAAGTAATATGAAGCAAGAGTTTACATCAATATCATTAACTAAAGAAACCCAAGAAAAACTGCGAAAAATGGCTAAGAAAAAGTTTGAAGTACCAGTTAGTATACAGTTTCTTTTAGCTTATTTTGTAGATAAGGAAAATGGAAAAGTTAATTAAAACAATTTGCCCCCGCTGTGATGGTAACGGCTATATTCGGATAATTCCGGTAGTTGCGACCGTGGGGGACACAGGCACTGAAGCTGATTGTCCAATGTGTGAAGAAATAATTACGCACATGGGTCAACGCATTACTACTCATAATGGTTATGTAATGTTGCCAATAGAAGACACTAGAAAAAACATAGAAGGTGGTCGAGAATCAAAAACAAAATGGTCAGGGGAAACCTTGCCGGAAGTGGGGAAAGAGTAATGCCTTTAGATCCTGAGGAGGAATACGGATGGTAATAGCAATTAAACGCATCAACAATTGTAGGGACGCACTTACAACAGCAACTTGTTCGCGGATGAGAAAAATGTGGAAACGTAATTACGAA